TTGCTGAATGATATCTGCCTGGCACCGTCTCCAGCCTCGAGAGTCTTGGTCTTCAGGAGCTTGTATACGCGCGGGGAGATCGAGTGCGTCATCATCTCATCCCCACGATGAGCATAACATATCCCCAGAAGTTGTTTGGAATCGAACTCGAGATGTCGAACTGGCCCGGCCCTGCCCCGGTTCCAGTGCCCACTCCTCCTCCTCCGACTCCGTTTGCTGCCGCTGCTGCCGCTGCTGCTGCTTTGTTTGCCGCAATCTGGGCGAGTCTAGCCTGGACCTCGGCGGTTACGTCCGCTGAGACCCCGCCGATCTGTTGACCAGTGCCGGATAAACCACTGTTTACCTGTACCAATGCCGACACCTCACTTGAGCTGCTTGGATCGCATTTTGGCTATTCTCTCGATGCTGTCGAGGTCTTTGGTCGAGATGAAGTCACGAAGGTAGAGCTTCTTCGCCTTCGAGAGTATCTCCGCCAGTCGTCGGCGTCCTGCTGCCTTAGTCATGCGTGCCATTCAATCACGCCTAGGCCGAAGTAAGGAACTGCGCTTTGAAATTAAGGTTGACCGGTGCGCTGAGATCCGCTGGCAGTGGTTGCTGGACTGACGGGTCGGTGTCGGTGACTGATCCGACGACGTTACCCAGGGCGTCGACGATGTAAGCTCCGTTGGTTTCGATGAGAGCTCCATCTACTGTAATGAAAGTGGCGGACATGCAGGTTTGGCCCTGCAAAGTATCTCCAATTGAGTTGCCAGTTTGGATATCGACCAGTTCGTTAGTGGCCCCGCCGGTCGGCGTCACATGGAAGATCCTAGAGATTCCCTGGTTGGTGTAGACGNCCTTGAGTAAATCGCCGGCTTGCAAGGTAAACGGCGCCCAAAGTCTCGGGGTGAACGTCGACGCTCCCTTGACACAAACGGCGATGTTTGCAGCAACGACGCCCTGCCGGAGAATGTAAGCGTATGAGATGCCGACAGAGCCGGACACGAGTCCATGAGTGACAGTCTTGCCAGGCGCATAGTCGCCGATGTTGATCGCGCTGACGGTGTACACGGTGTCAGTGGTCAGAGATGTCTCCGTTCCTTCGACGACTTCGAGCTTCAGCGGGATGTTCGTCCCGTCACTGCAGGCTAGATTTCCTACGCAGGTGGTTGTTGCCATAGAATCACAACCTCACTCCGATGCCCAGGGGCTTCATCATATTGCGATTGACGTTAGCGATGGGCTTCCTCAGGAGCTTCTTGGCGAACTTGAAGGTGATGCCGATCCCTATTGCCTGGACAGCCATCGCCTGGTATGATGCCATGAAGTTCGACTGCATGGCGTCGAAGGACGATCCGGGGTCAGCGACCAGGGAGGAGAGCGAGACACTGCCACCACCGTTCGTGGTCGCTAGTGCTGAACCACCAGCGCCGTCGAATCCAATGAATCCGACTGGGGTGTTGTTGGCGACGCCGCCGACGAGGACGCTAGCGTAGGCGTAGCTCTCGGCGAGGTTGATCAGGCTGATTGTCTTCGGTCCTCGACGTCTTGTTGCCTTCTTCCTGCGTGCCATGGTCCTCGGAACTGAACAAAGTCGCTAATAATCCTATTGAAAGTGGTCAATTGTCTATTCGAACTTTCCATCAGGTGCTCGCTGCGTAACAACGGCGTCGATTGTGTTCATCTTCTGAGCCGCCATGCCTTGAATGAGCTGTGCTATCGCACCTTGGATCGGGTTCGGTGGCTCGAAGTCACCGATCCCCCCATCCATGAGCCGATCTATCGTGCTCTTGAGTGCCATAGCCAGGCGTTCATCGAGTAATTCCAGCATGTTCGCTAGCTCGATCCGTAGCCAGAGGCCCAAAGACACGATCGAAAGCAGGCAAATGACGTTCAAAACACCCAAAATGAGCAGTTCAGCGGCTACCATGTCTGTGCAACCACCATCGTCCGCCCATCAACCTTCCCTCACGGTCCGATTTCACTCAAAATACTAGAGAATCTTGAAGTCCGGTGGCTATTGTGGGCTGGTTATCGCCGGCGGGAGGTGGTGAGGATGATGGGGCAAAGCCCCAGAAGCCTTGACTTCTCCAACCGCGCATATAATATACTCTAGGCTCCTCCCATCAAGTGGAGGTTCGTCGAGGGCAAGGTACATCCCATTTCCTAATGACTCGGCGGATCCTCCACAGGTGATAAAGAATGAGTCTATACTGCGAACGACCACGATGTAACACGAAGATTGCCTCTGGCTACAGGGTCGGTACCCGACAGTGTGCCAGGTGTCTGAGGATCCATGGGGTGTGGCGATCATGAAGGCCATAGACGACACTCCACGCAGCTCAAGGACGTTCGAGGTAACTATCCCCTGCCCCCACTGCCGGAGGCTCCTAGACGTGTTCCTGAAGGAGGCGAGTTGAATGGGTCTGCGTGAGTGTGCATGCCCCCAGTGTGGGTCTAAGCGACTCGTTGGTGATGATGAGTTTGAACTCATCATCAAGACTTGTGATTTCATGTGTTGGGACAAATGCGGCACTGACATGATTATCAATCCCATGTGGCTCATAACTCATGTGAGGGTAATTCAGGAGAGTGATTGAATGCATCTGATCTCAGCGACCCTCTCCGACGCGGCATTTGAGATACGCTCACGCTGGCCGTCGAGGCAGAAGAGCGCCAATATCAGCAAGGCGGTTGTCTTCTACGAGGAACACGGCCCCAGTAACCTAGAAGGGCTATGGCAGCAGAACCATGAGATGATGCAGAACATTAGAGGACTTCAGAGAGAGATCCAGAGGCTAGTTGCGGGGGCGAGCGAGTGAGAACATGGAAAAAGGTGAAATGGCATTTCACTGGGGATATCGTAGAGTGTGCCTGCTGTGGGGGTGAAACCAGACTCATGCGTGGACTCTACCAACAATATGGGATGAAACAGCGCAGACTCACATGGGCGTCTCGTTGTCCCATGTGGGGAGAGATTCTCCGCAGAAGGGACGAAACAGGGACCGACGGCCCCAAATCGTAGTCGCTACCCCCCTATGTGAAGGGCCATTTCTTGATTCTTTAGAATCCGCCGCCGCCGCCGCCCTCTTCACCGGGGGGAGGGCCGAACCAGGACCAGTTCGGGTGAAGCAGGTTGTACATGATCGAGCCGAAGGAGAAGTCACCGGCTGCTGGGCCGGCCTCACCGGTTGCTTCTCGCTCTGCCTTGGCCGCCTGGAACTCCGCCTTCCATCCAATCATGTCGGCGGGTGTCGGGAGACCGGTCTCGTAACCCATGAACTCGAGGACCATGGCGATCGAATAGAAGACGCCGATCATCTCACTCGGGTCTTTGAGCTGCTTGGTGATCTCCGGGACCCCCAGACCTGAGAAGATAGATCCGACCCCAGTTGTCACCCTGTTGAACTGGATGGCGGCGATGAGGGAGTCGAGCTGCTCTGACTGCTTGTCCTGCAGGCTGATGCGGTACTCGATCACCGTGTCCGGTTTTCGCTTGGTCATCAGAGCACCCCTGTGATCGAGTCCCATAGCGTCTGGCCTAGACCAGCGCCCAGGATCCAACCCAGGAGGAATGCCATCCCGTTGTCCATGACCATGCGCTTCGCAATCGCGCCCAGGGTTTCTTCATCACTCATCGGGCATCACCGGCCATGCGTCGCAGGCCGAGTTCGCATCGGCATGATCCTGGGGGAGATCTCGAAGGGCTGTGCGGTAGTCCTTCCAGGCTTGCGACATGGTGCGATCCTTGACGGCTCGCCAGTCGGAATCCTTCAGAGCTTGATTGCGCTTCAAGCGTACTCGATCCCATGATACATCGAAGTGCTCGATGAGCACATCATTCACATATCTGGCTCTGTTCATGCAATCGGCACTCCAATTAAGGGAATATCTCTGTTGTACGGGGCATCAGCGCCGCTCCATGAAGCTGGGAGTGTTGTCGATGTCGAAGCGGCGTTCGCAACACAATTGTACTCGAAGCCGTCATCCCTCCTTCCTATCATTGGGGAAGCTGTATTTCGGGCGCATTCGAGGTTCACCGTTCCGGATTCACCGTTAGGTCTCAAAATTGCGACCCAGTAAAGCGTCCCGGCATCCAGCGTCACGGCGGTGTCCCAAGCATTCGTCTTCGAGCCAGTTGATGACGCATCAAAAGATGCCTGCGTCAGTAAAGTGTCGGCAGAGTAGGTCGAGCTCGCGTCATAAATCCCTACCAAGATGGTCGCGGACGCGGCGGCAGTGGTGACACTGATCGTGCAACCGACTGTCGCCGAAGTAGTCAGGGACAGCCCGCCGGTCGGACAGATAAACGGAATCGCGAATATGGAGCCGGCCAACGGAGAGTCATTTACTGTATCCGCCGCGATCCCAATAGGAGCGAGTACATGCCCCCCGTCAGTAACTGATCCCGGACTCGAGGGGGTGAATCCTGCGGCTCCAGCTTCGAGGAGTCCCGTCCACTCACCAGACACAGCCAGGCGTGCCAGGTTGACCAGCACTAGATCCTGGAGTTCTTGTTCGTTCATGTCCTCTATGCTGATCGGGTCTCCTACGCTCTGTACCTGGGCGAACGTCACATTGTCCAAGTCGAGGTTCTGGAGCAGGGGAAAGACCCTCTTCGAAGGCTGACGATCCTCAGCTCTCATCCTAACAACCCATCCCATTCAGATTTGACTGACAACCTGGCGAGGTTCACGAGCACGAGGCGATAGAGTTCTTCTCGATTGAGCTCTTCTATGCTGATTGGATCGCCCACGTCCTGCACGTTAGTGAAAGATATCTGCCTGGCACCGTCTCCAGCCTCGAGAGTCTTGGTCTTCAGTAGCTTGTATACGCGCGGGGAGATCGTCTCGGCCATCTACCTCATCCCCAGGGCGATCATCAGGAAACCGAAGAAGTTGTTCGGTATGATCGAGGTGCCAGGAGCACTGGGAAGACCCGTTCCAGCTACGCCCTGGGCTGGTGGACCTGGCGTGACCTGCTTGGTTTCCATACGCATAGTGCCGGGATTACCGTCACAGTCGTCATTCCGGGCACCAACAAGAGGCATGCAATCACTTCAACTGCTTGGCTCTGCTCTTCATTATGCGCTCTATCGAATCCAGATCCTTGGTCGAGATGAAGCCTCGAAGAAAGAGCTTCTTCGCTTTGCTGTGTATCTCGCCCATTCGTCGGCGTCCAGCCGCTTTGGTCATCTTCGCCATGAACCCTGCACCTTCATGCGTTAGTCAATACCTGGGCGACGAAGTTCANATCGGCGCTGAGAGGGGGACCATCTGTGATTGGTACTTGGCCGGGTCGGTGGTGGCGACTGAGCCCACGACGTTGCCGAGTGCATCCACGATGACGACGCCAGGGGACTCTATCTTGGCCCCGTCCAGACTTGTAAAACTTCCAGAGATGCACACTTCATTCTGGAGTGTCGATCCTATGGAGTTGCCAGTCTTCAGATCTGTGAGCTCCGTTGTCGTTCCCGAGGCCGGGGTACCGGTGAAGATCCTCGAGGTTCCTCTGTTGGTGTAGACGCATAGGGCAGCGTCTCTCGCGCTGGCCGTTTCCGTGAGGACCTGGACCTTATCTCCAGCTTGAAGAGTGAAGGGGGCGGACAACGCGGGAGTGTTGTTACAGATTCCCTTCAGACCGACAGAGATGATTGCAGCTACGAGGCCCTGCCGAAGTAGGTAACAGTAGGAGATCCCGTTGTCGGCCTGTACTAGACCTCGAGTGACAGTCTTCCCGGGAGCGAAGTCGCCAACCGAAATTGAACTCACCGTATATGCACTGTCAGTTTTGAGCTCAACCTCACTGGATTCGGCGATTTCCGTCTTCAGTGGTATGTTGGTTCCGTCTGAACAGACGAGGATCCCGTT